ACATGATGATGTCAAGACACACCTCCGGGTAGATTTCGATGATGATGATCTTTATATTAATGATCTTATCGAAATGGTTGAGAATGCCGTGGCAATCGAGATAGGTGAAGATCTGGCGGATATTGAAGATGCAAATGGCAGGTTACCAAAAAGACTTTTACATGCCATGCTTCTTCTTATTGGCCATTATTACCTGATTCGTGAGCCTGTTGTCCTGGGAGTTGCCGCTTCAAAGGTGCCTCTGGGCTTCGAGTATCTTATCGCACCCTTTAAAAATTTTACCGTGAAATGAGGGCCGGGAATGCATATCACAGGATAAAATTTTATCCAAAGGTAACGACCAGGGACGACTATAATGCTTCCGTGGATTCCTGGCCAACGGCTACTATAGAAACTCGTGGTGAAATCAGATATACCGGGGGAACCAGGATGTTATCCAATGAGGAAAAGTTTTATTCCCGGAATATGGAACTCATCATAAGATACCGTCCCGGTATATTTGAAGGCGACGTTATAGATGAAACAATGAGGGTCCAGGTTGACGAAGGATCAGAGAGATATATCATTACCTACATTGAGGAAATTGGACGCAAGGAAACACTGAGATTAACGCTTGAAAAGATTAATGCATAATGGAAGTCCAGGTTAAAACTGATCAGATCCAGGTACTGGAAGATTTCTTCCAGGGACTTTCAACCATGGACCAGCGTAAGATCTTCCTTGCAGGATTCCGGCGGGCCACCAGACCTCTTATTTCAGTTGCCAGGGCCGGAGCACCCAGGCGAACCGGGAAAACTATGAAATCCATAGGATCTGTTGAGGTGCCTAATGAGATTGCAATCCTTGTCGGTGCAAAACTAAGCGGAACATATAAGGGCTGGCGTGCTCATTTTATTGAGAATGGCACTGTAGAGAGATTCAGGCGCAAAAAAGGCGGAGCACCAACAGGTAAGGTGACTGCTACCCATTTTTTTGAAAATGCCTATAATGCCACTGAACATGAGATGTTTTCAAATATCGAAAAAGAATGGCATGAGGAAATTGATCGTGCCATAATCAGGATAAATAAAAAGCTTAAGAAATGATCGGAAAGAATATAGCAAGCCTTCTGGAAGCAAATGAAGATTTGCTTGAACTGGTAAGTGCGGACAATATCTATCCGTATGTTGCAAATGAAGGCACAACTCTGCCTCTGATCACTTATGCCATTAATTCCGTTGATCCGGGATATGACAAGGACGGCTGGATACATGATGAAATAAAATTCAGCGTGACCAGCTACAGTGATGATTATGCCAAGCTCCAGGATATTGTAAAGCAGATCCGGACAGCCCTTGAATTAAAACATGTTGCTGACAGCACTCATAGGATTATCCTGGCAGGGATGCTGGAAGGATTCAATATAGCGGAAAACGTGTTTATGAACAGACTGATGTTTGAGGTTACAGTTTATGATTATGAATGAAATTAATGGCACGGATCTTTTTGTTTTCATGGATGGCTTACCGATTGCTCATGCAACAAGCCATACACTAAGCGTAAAAGTGGAAACCGGCCTTAGCACTACTGGAGCTGGGGGGAAATTTGTCGAAAGGATAGCTCTCATGTGGGATGCTTCAGCCTCTTGTGAAGGCCTAATAGTATATGGTGACATTGAATTATTAAGAACTGCTATGATCACAGGAGAGCCTTTAACGCTGGATTTTGGAGAAAAAGCCGGCGGCGTGCTGGACGAAAGTAAGATCTATGCCACAGGAAACTTCCTGCTTGTCTCTCTCGAGGAAGGAGCACCAGACGGGAATAACACCACTTACAATGCTACTTTTGAAATTGCCAATGGATTCCAGTATGTTAATGAAGGTGAGTTAACTATCAGGGCAGCTCATTCTAATTGCACGACTCATGAAGGAACAGAAGGCTTTGTTGCGGCTTTTCCATGTGGCGGAGTGCCTCCTTATACTTATTTATGGACTCCGGGAAATGCAACAACTCAGTATATCGGAGGGAAGGTTGCAGGCACTTATACTGTCACGGTAACGGATAATGTTTCAGCCACTGCGACTGTCGAGGTTGTCATCACCGAACCTGATACCTAATGCAAGGTTAATTTATAATGAACTTAAAATAGTGTATAAACAATTTAAAAATTAAATGTAAAATGGCAAACGAGATCAACGGAACAGATTTATTTGTATTTATTGACGGGCTTGTGGTAGCTCATGCTACTTCACATACTTTGAGCCCGAAAATGAGTACCAGAAAGACCACAAACAAAGATTCTGGTATATTTGAAACCAAAGCCGAAGGCAGGATTGAAGTTACAGCTTCCTGTGAAGGGATGCAAGTTTATGGTGATATAGACATCTTGCGTACTAAATTTCTTGCAAGGGTTCCCGTGGCAGTAGATTTTGGTGAACAGGTCGAAGGAGCATTAGACGAAACCAAGATTTATGCTACTGGTAATTTTTATATCACCGGTCTTGATGAGGGCGCTCCGGACGGAGATAATGCCACTTATAATGTTTCTTTTGAACATTCAAGTGGATTTGAGTATGTATTAGACGGGCATTTGACTGTAAGAATTGCTCATTCTAATTGTACTACTCATGACGGTACCCAGGGATTTGCAGCTGCTCTGCCTTTGGGAGGAACACCGCCCTACACGTACCTTTGGACAGGTAGCGCAACAACTCAGTATATTACTGGTAAAACAGCCGGTACTTATTCGGTTACAGTAACGGATGATGATGATGCAACCGCCACGGCAACCGTTATAATAAGTGAACCTGCTGCATAATGAAACTGCTGGAGGGGAAAAGGATCAGGATAGCTGGGAATGATTTCTCTATCAGGATTTCAGTACGGGCAATGATCGAATATGAAAACCTGACCGGGGAGTCTATATCTGACATAAAAGGAGGCCAGACTGAAAAGCTCATGAAGTTCTTTTTTGTCATTGCAAAAGCCGGGGCCAGATTTGAAAAAAAAGAGTTCAACTATTCTTATGAAGAATTCCTAGACACAATTGATGATCATTACCTGGATTTCATAACCAACCTTTATGAGGCGGTTTTCTCTCCTGGTGATGATGAAAAAAAAAAAATCCGGGACCTTAAAGATAGATGAACTCTATGGTTATTGCGTTGGCGTGATAGGTATTGATCCTGGTTATTTCCTTGATGAGATGAGCCAGGATGAGCTTAGTGCCATTTGCAGTGGCCGAAATGATTTTGAAAGGATCCGATGGGAGCAGACCAGGACAATATGCTTTTACAGTATCGTGGCACAAAATGGTACAGTAAAATTCCAGAAACCTCAGGATCTGTTTTCTCTTCCCTGGGACAAGAACCGGGCCGGGATTAAAAAGAGTAAACGACTGACAAAAGAGGAAGTTATGGAAAAGGTAAGCAGGATCAAGATTAAAAAAATACCATCGTGAGTAAAAAAGGTATCGATGTTGGTGTTGAGATCACCGGATCAGCAAAAGGATTCAAATCCGCTGCGGAAGATGCGCAGAAAGCCACTGCAGCATTAAAGAGCAAAGCGTCCAGTGACAGCAAAGGTATTGCCGCTGCCTTTCAAAGCATGGGAGGGGCTATAGGAAGAGCAGTAAAAGGCATATCGGCCGCTTTTAAGGCTTTGCTGGCAAATCCTATTGCCCTGGCTTTAACGGCCATTGTAGGGGTACTGGGAGGCCTGCTGAAAGCATTCAAGTCAACAGATAAAGGCGCAACTGAATTTGCTGCACGGTTTGAACAGGTAAAAGCCATCATTGATGTGGTTCGCCAGAGGCTTGTTAGTGTTGGTGAGGCTATTGGCCATGTCTTTAAAGGCGAATGGAAGGAAGCAGGAGCATCATTCAAAGAAGCCGTTACCGGGATAGGTGACCAGCTCAGGGATGCAACCCGTGCAGCCAGGGAATATGCTTATGCCATTGATGCTATTGGAGACAGCGAAAGTAATTATGTCAGTCAGTCTGCTGATGTCCGCAATAAGATTGCCAAACTGGAATTTTCAGCCCAGGATAAAACCAGATCCTCATCTGCAAGGAAAGCTGATTTGAAGGAAGCTATCGGACTGAGTGAACAGGAAGCCGAGGCACAAAAAGATCTTGCCAAAAGAAAGCTTGATACTGAAATTCAGTATTTAGCAGATAAAAATAATATACGTAAGGAGGACATATTGGCATTCATCCGGATGACCGACCAGGAACAGGAGAATGCTTCGGATGCTCTTAAAAACCTGAGAAACAATTATGAAGATAAGTTTGCCGAGATTGAAAAGCTTTATGCGGGTTGGATTGATGCTGATACTACATTTTATGAACAAAATAAGCGCAATATCAGTAAGCTCACAACTTTCGAACAGGAAGAGATCCGCAAACGTCAGGAGGCATTAAAAAAGCTCAAAGAAACTTACGAAGATGTCTATAGTATAATAGTTAAAATACCAACATTTGCCAGTCTTGGAAAAGTTGAGAAAACAACTAAAGGTGTCGGGATGGCGAGGGGTGGAAAAACCTTGGCCGGTATTTCAACTGAAAGTCCCATTGAAGGCGAGTTGCCTGTTCTAACTTCTCTTAGTGATATTCTTGCTGATAATACCGTTAAGACTAATTTGCTCACTGATGCTTTTTCCACGCTTGGTGAGACTATCGGAGATGTTGCCTCAGGAACAAAAGGTGCCTTAAAAGGCATGGTAACAGGTGTTCTTGAATCTATCCGCCAGATAATAAATGCTTACATGGCGGAAGCGATTGCCGCGACAATAGCAAAAAATGCAGCATTGCCTTTTGGATTGATAGCAGCTTCAATCGGTGTTGCTGCTTTGACAGTTTTCTGGAAATCAGCAGTACCGTCATTTGCACAGGGTGGAATGGTACCCGCGGGATATCCTGATGATACTTTCCCGGCATTATTATCATCAGGTGAAAATATAAT